CATCCAGGCCACCACCGAACACTACGAAGGGGAGGGCTAAGCGATGGCTGAACAAGGCGAATAACTACGCATCTCCACCCCTGCCGGTGCTGACCTGTCTGACAAGCAGTACCGCGTGGTGGATATTGATGGCACACTGGCAACTGAAACTGACGAGGCATTCGGTGTTTTGCAGAACAAGCCTGAATCCGGTGAACACGCTTCCCTTGCCCCAATGGGTAAGATGAAGGGTATCGCCGGCGCGGCTATCTCTGCCAAGGCCCGTCTCAAGGTCGCCAGCGGGGGCTTCCTGATTACCGCTACTTCAGGGTCAGGTTGCTGTGGCAAAAACATGAACGTCTCGGTTGGTTCCGGTGATATCTTTACCTTCGTTGGTAATTTCATCAACGCCTCTACCAACTTCGACCAGCAGTAAGGGGGACTGAAGATGCAGAATCGTCTCAAACGTGTGCACTTCGCGGCTGTGGGTCGTGACGTTCACATCGATGTACCGTTGTCCAACGTGGCAATGAACTACGAACCGAAGAACATGATTGCTGACCAGTTGGCACCGGTAGTACCCGTGCCCAACATGACCGGCATCATTCCTCAGTTCGGTCCGGAAGATACGTACCGTGTCGAAGATGACACCCGTGCTCCCGGCACAGCCGCGAATGAAGTTACCCGTTCAGTGGGTAGCGACTCGTTCGTATGCAAAAACCGCGCCCTGTCATATCCGGTAACTCTGGAAGACAAGGCCAATGCTGATCCCATCTACGTGCAGAAACTGTACAACGGGGCGGCGCAGTACTTGGTCAGCAAGCTGGGTCTTGGCTGGGAAAACCGTGTCGCCAATCAGGTGACGTCCGGCTCCAACGTCGGTTCATATTCTGCGGTATCATCCGCATGGACTGACCTGGAAAACAGCGACCCACTGGGTGACGTGAACACCGGTCTGGATAACGTGGCCGACAGTCGTGGCTATCGCCCGAACAAAGTCACGTTCAGTGAGACCGCATGGCGCCTATTCCGTCGTAACTCGACTGTCCGCAATCTGATATTCGGTAACAACAACGGTGGTGGCTACCCCTCTCGGGCACAGGTCGCTAATCTGCTGGAAGTAGATGAGATCATGATTGGTGGTGCGTTCAAGGATACGGCGGCCGAAGGCCAGACCGTGAACCTGTCCAAGGTCTGGGAAACCGGTGGCGCAAACGTTCTTATGCACTACGCACCGAGCTCCCCGTCCGTCATGGAACCGTCGTTCATGTACACTCTGCGGTGGACGTTGCCTAACGTTCCCAACATGCAGGCCGAGCGTCATCCGTGGGATAGCATCCGGAAACGTGAGCTGGTGGAGGTCGGCTACTATCAGGCCGAGCATATCACTGATAGCAAACTGGCGTTCCTGTTACAGGCCGTCGACTCGAGCACCTAAGCACTGGGTGATTTAGCCCTCCTTTCGGGGAGGGCATTTTTAACAACAGAGGAGATCTATCATGGCACACACGCCGGCGAAAACTGATCCAAACCGCGAGAAGGAACTCAGGCGGCAGAAGGGCGAAGAACCGCAGAAGGGCGGTAAGCAGTAATGCCCCTCGTTCCTGCAAAGACCGACCCACGTCGCGCGCAGGAAATTGCCCGTCGTCTCCGTGACCCCGGTTCGTTTGGTGTCACGGAGGGCGATGGCTCCAAGGAGCGCAAGACGAAGACACAGATCCTCATTGAGAAGGGTAAGGATCTGGTACCGAATACTGACCGGATGATTATTCTTCCGGATGATTTTGACTAACGCTACTAGCGAGGAAACTAAAATGAATATAGTCATGTGGTGCGGTGGTATGCCTTTTGATGGCGACACAGTCAAGCACAGCTCACTCGGAGGGAGTGAATCGGCTGCCTACTATATGGCAAACGAGTTGGCTGACCTTGGTTATAAAGTGACCCTGTTTACCAGTGCAGATGAAGCCATGGTATCCGATAAGGGTGTCAAGTACCAGCCTTGTGGTCAGTTTACAGATCAGTCGCCGCTGGGTGATAACTTCCACTTTTTCGCTGAGAACACACCGCATGACGTGCTGATTGTTCAACGACACCCTATGGCGTTTAAGAGGCGGTTTGCCAGTAAGCTCAACCTATGGTGGCTGCACGACCTCCCTGATGCAAAGAATAAAGGTCACATACAGGGCATGATGTACAATGTCGATGGTGTGCTGGTTGTCAGTGAGTTCCATAAACAGAAAGTTGTTGAGGCGTACGACCTCAAGCCCGAAGTTGTGCATGTTGTGCATAACGGAATTGACTTATCGTTGTTCGGTGAAGGGCGAGAACTGTTTAAAGAGGGTGAGGATGTTATCCCGACCTCTTCCGTTCGGTATGATATGCAAGGGTGCAGGGAGGACGGGATTCGGCTCCTGTACACCTCACGACCTGAGCGTGGCTTGGAACATCTTGTAGGCCCCGGCGGCATTATGGAACGCCTCTCTGCACTGGGCGAGCGGCACCACCTGTACGTCTGCGGGTATGACAATACGACCAGTCAGACACGAGCCTACTACGACTCCCTATACCAGCGTTGTGACGAGCTACCAAATGTCACGGTGCTAGGAGCATTGACTAAGCAGGAGCTTGCGGACGTGATGCGCCAGTGTGATGCATTGGTATACCCGTGCCCCGGACCCACTATACCGGAGTTCGATGAGGTGTCATGCATCACTGCCATGGAGTGTATGGCGGCAGGGTTGCCGTTTATCAGTTCTGACAGGGGGGCGCTGCCCGAGACGTGTGATGAGTCTGGGTCAATCCTTCTCAGCCCAAAGGACGACGGCATGCCTGATATCGACCAGTTTGTAGAGGCGGTTGCCAGTATCGATATCCGGTTTCACTCAATGCTCCGTGAGAAACAGCTCAATGCCGCCGGTCGGTTTACGTGGAGCAATGCCTGTGAGATGCTGATGGACGCTATAGAGGCGTGCTTCTTACGCGCAACGGACGGTCGCTACATTGCACAGATTAAACACATGGTACGCCACAGTGATGTTATCCCAGCTCTTAGCGACCTGGCACACTTGGAGGCCAACTATAGTACAGAGCTTGTCCCTGTTGTTCTGGATACTATTGACGAACTGCACACGTGCTACGAACCTATCTTTGAGAACCAGGAGGAGTACTATGAACAGTATTACGAGGAAGAGGCTCGACGCGGCGTGGATTATGGTCCAGAGGATGTGTCGGGCGACAGTCGCTTTATTGCTGTGCTCATTGCTCTTCGGGGCCTTCCTGCTGGGAGCACTGTACTGGATTACGGTTGCGCTCACGGGCACTATACGATTAACCTGGCAAAGCAATTCCCTGACTTACGCTTTATCGGTGTTGATCTCGTCGTCTCAAACATCGAGCGAGCAAACAAGTGGGCAGAGGGAGACGGGGTTGAGAACGTCAAGTTTATCCATGCGGCATTCAACGACGGCGCAATCCGGACGCAGAACGGACAGGCTTTATCACTGACCGATGTGGATGCCCTGCTCGTAGCCGAAGTTCTTGAGCACGTAGCTGACCCTGTGGAGCTCATCGATGGTCTGGTGCGCGAGACGCAGCCCGCCAAGGTCGTCATAACCACTCCTTACGGACCGTGGGAGGCACAGGGGTACGTTAAGCACTGGCCCATGCGTAACCACCTGTGGCACTTTGAGCGTTATGACGTGGTGCACATGTTTGGTCACCACCCTGGATTCAAGTTTAACGTTGTTCCGGCGGGCTTCACTGCATGGGGTGACCCTGTAGGTAGTTTCGTGTACTCTTTCGATACGCCTAACGAGCCCTCTGTGAACCCTAAAAAGGACATCGCCTACGTCATCCCTACCCTGCAGACACTGTCAGTGTGCATGATAGTTAAGGATGCAGAAGATACTCTCATGCGGACACTGAAGTCTATCCAAGATGTTGCCACTGAGGTTATCATCCGGGTCGACCCGACCACGACGGACAAGACACTTAGGGTGGTGGACAGGTTCCGTGAGCTGCGGCCCCTTGGGTATCCGACTGTTCGGTGCTACACGGGCGACACCCCTGTTACTGACATAGGGTTTGACGAGGCACGCAATGAGACCATCGATATGGCCCAGTGTGACTGGGTACTGTGGATTGACGCCGATGAATCACTGGTTAGTCCAGAGGGTTTATTCAGGTTTATGCGCAGCAATATGTTCGATGGGTACGCAATCACGCACAACCACATCAGTTCCAACCCGGCGGGCTTGTTTAAGACAGACTACCCTTGTCGTATGTTCCGAAATACGGGCGAGGTCAAGTTCTTCGGGGTTGTGCATGAGCATCCGGAAGTACGTCTCAACGAGGGTGTAGGACACACCCTGCATCTTCCAGATGTATCTATCGCCCATTACGGGTATTACGACGAGAGTACTCGTCAACAGCGTTTCTATCGAAACATCCCATTGCTGGTGCGCGACAGGGAGAAGTACCCGGACCGCACACTGGGGAAATTCCTGTGGATGCGCGATTTGTCGCAGATGTGTCAAATGGAGCTTACCAACAACGGTGGACGAGTAACTCAGGAAATGCGCAACAGAGCTGCCGAGGGGATTGCAATATGGGAGGAGTTGTTGAACAGCGAGTATTCCCTTCGTTTAGCGGTGGATGGCCTTGAATTTTACAGCGTGCTAAACAGCGTGCTGGGAACAGGGTTTGAGGCATCACTTGCGTTGGACACGTCCGACGGTACGCGAGAGACTGACCTAGGCAGTATTAGACAGATAAAGGCGTTCTTCACATCGAAGGAGCACCTGGAAAAACTATTCAATGCTATCTTAACCGAGAGGGTAAAGGGCTATGCGAAAGTCTAAAGAACAGGAGATACTGGATGCGTTCCTGGCTCAGGGTGAGGGTGTTGTTCCCACAGCGCGTTGGCACGCTGAGGTCAATCGAGCGAACGGCAATGTAGAGCGTCGTGAGCTGGGCAACGTTATTACAGCCGACGGGCTCAATGCCATGGCTGCACAGATGTTGAACGGTTTAGCGACCGGTGTCAACTCACCGTTCAGCTATATCGCGGTAGGCACGGTCACCGACGTAGGGTCCCTTGGATCTGTCCTTGGAGGCATCGGTGAGGTCGGACGTAAGGTGGGTTCCACCATAACCACGTCAAAGAACGCGGCCATCATGGTCACGTCATGGGGTGGCGCAGCTGACTCACTGACGGGAGTTGCACTGGGGTGTGCTGGGATCATCAACCACGCAGACTCAGGGTCCGGTACGCTGGGCAACCACGTTACCTCGTTAGGTATCACGTTGGCTGACTCGGACACATTGAAGCTACAGTGCGACGTTACCGTGGGCTCTCACAACCTGTAAAGGAGACTAGATATGCCATACGATACAAATCACACGGAACAAACTATGGAACAGCATATTGAGAGAATCAATAAGCTGGTTTTGCAAAATAACGCGCTCATGCGTGAGGCGTACAGGGACATGCTAGCGATGTATGACAATGCAGGAAGTACAGTAAACGGACTGGCTTCAATGATTTATAACAAAGCAGAGGTTGACTTAACCGACGCTGAAAAGGCGTTTGCTCAGGCTGTTTTTGATAACGGTTCAGCGTGGAACCAGATTTGCAACACAATTGATACACATGGCGATACTCTACGAGTATTTACATAATTTAGAGGGTAGTTAATCGTGTCTCAATATTACTGGGAAGCAGATAGCGGCGATGTTGGCGGAATGCCGAACAATGCTTCTGTCTCCCAGCCTTGGCATAATTGGGATTCGCTGTCGGTTGAGTCTTCATCAACGCATGTCGATTTTCCGTACGCGCTGAAAGGTGTTGCGAACTCAACGGGTTTCGTTCGGCGCGTGGCGGCTTTTGCCTCTATCGGGGGTAATACGCTATCGCAAAGCGGTGTTACTCAGATATATGGAGTCGTAAACGCTAACAAATACTATTCAGATGTTGGGTTAGCCGGAAGAGTTGGCGGAAACGATTCTGCTGAGACAGGCGTTTTATTGCGTCATGCTGCCCCACCTCTTAATGGGGATACTGATTTCGGCGAATATGACGCAGGAACTTACACGGCGTTTCAAGCCGCCGTTGACGAAGATTTAGATTTCCCCTTCTGTATCCGAATGGAGTTTGACGGCTCAACTGTCAAGACTCGTTTTTGGGCTTATGGCGATGCAGAACCGGTAACATGGAATTATACCGATACAACAGGTGTCACCGGCGACGGCGACTGGGGATTGCACAGTGGTCAGGTAAATTACGCTGATACTGAGTTTGAATTATTAGCTTTCGGGTTTGGTAATGATGGCGATGCTGCGCTGAAAGAACCCGTACCTGCGGGTGGTGAGAGTTATGACAGGGTGTTAGCAGACACTGCAGTGGTAGCGGATACAGACGGGACCTTAAACATACTCGACCTTGTCCGTACCCTGCTTGACAATACGGATGTGGAGGATGCGGTAGCTACCGAGGCAGTTTTATCGGCAGTGCGCGTCCTGCAGGACAGGACAGATGTGTTCGATGAGGTGCTGACGGCACGCGGGATATCCCGTCTCCTGCAAGACAGCGCAGAGGCGACCGACGCAGTCATTTCTGCAATCGGTACAGTTATCAGCATCGTCCTCGGTGAGCAGGTTGATACGAGTGACGGCATAAAGCTCACCGCTGAATTTGACAGGGCATTGGCGAATGAGGTCTCAGTCGATGATGTGATAAGTACAGCACAATCGCTAGCTAGGCTACTGGGTAGCGATGCGGTGGTTAATGATTCGGTTGAGTCATACCGTGACCTTGTGCGTATACTGGACGCCGGGGGCGTAGACGTACTAGACGCCGTGTCGTCAGCGGTTGGGCGCGCAATAACGCATTACATCAGGACGTTGCTAGATAATGTAGACTTGACTGATGATGCGCATGCTGCAGTGGTTAGCAAGACGATTGATTCTATACTGGTGGCGATTGTAGCAAAACATATCGTGGTGAGCACCAAGGAAAAGAATATTGATTACGGTATTGAGATCAAGCACATCAATACCGATACGGAGGAGCTATGAAAAAATACCTTGTAGGCGATACCATAAAGCTGACATGGGTTAGCTCAGGCGACACGCCCGATTCATTGGTCGCTGCTATCTATGACGGTAACGAGATACTGGTAGATTCGGGGTCTATGGTTAGCTCTGGCAGCGGGCACTACTACTATAACTACACCATCCCCGATAGTGGGGGTCAGTACTTTGCCGGGTACATGACGGCCATGGTGGGTGGTGTTCAGTACAGGCGGGCTGTCAGATTCCGTTCTATTCTAGGGGAGGTTGACTAATGGGGCGCTATATAAAATGGGACGACGTTGTTGACCGGTATCCGGATGTGGCGAGAGGTAACGGCGCTGACAGCATGGGGACAGCTCACATCACCTATGCAGAGAGCTTTATTGATGGGCGGTTGTCTGTTAAGTACACCACCCCGTTCACCGGTACCATCCCTGTAACGGTGAAAGACCTTTGCATTGAGCTGGTGTACATACGCATAGGCAACATGGCGATTGAGGCGCGCAAAGAGCTACTGAATGAGTTGTATGCGCGTATCGATGGGATATTATCTGGAAAGGAGAACATCATCGATGCCAGCGGTAATACTGTCGCCCAAAGCACAACGACTGTGTGGAGTAATACCATGAATTACCACCCCACGTTTGGTATGAACGATAGCAAGTGGCTACGCGTAGATAGTGCGCAACTCGAAGACGAGGCGGATGAGTGGGAATGAAGATTGAGACACGAGTTAGACCTCCGTTAAAGGAGTTTAATGACAGGCTTGCCAAGGCCAGGAAAAACCTCGCCGCTTCTAAACCGGCTATGAAGAAGGTGTCTGTATTTCTCGACCGGTGGGTACAGGATAACTTCAAATCCGAGGGCGGAAAGGTCGGTGGTTGGAAAGAGCTGGCAGCCGGAGGGCGCTGGGTGCGGGGCAGGGGGTTAGACACCTCAGCCAAGGTCCTGCAGGACACCGGACGGGGACGGGCGTCGTTTACGCCGTTTGCGAGCAAGAACGATGCAGGGATAGGGTCAGACCTGCCGTATATGCGCGACCACGATAGGGGCGAACAGGGGCAGGAGCAAAGGCGTATCCTTCCGGAGGGTGATGAGGTGCACGACGAGGTGGAAGAGATCCTGGATGACCACGTTAAATTGTCATTTAAGACAGAGAGGTTCGAGGTAGATGATTAACATGTACACTATTACCGAGGCTCTGAGGGACCAGCTAAAGAACGACCCCGAGGCCTCACAGATATCAAACAGGGAGATACTCGTTGACGAGTACGTGAACGTCAACCCGTCTAATGCACCCTGGATGTGCGTGTACAAAGGTTCGATGAACCTGGAGCCTCGGACACTCGGTATGGGAGCTGGTCGTTACACCGCATCCCCTGAACCGAGGGTACTGGTGCAGGCAGTAAGCTACCAGAGCGGTGAGGACTGCTCGTCCCTGTTAGATTATTATGTTAACACGGTACTGAATGCCGTAGTGTCAGACCCGACACTGGGAGGGACGGTTGACATGGTTGTGGGATTTAACATCGAGTATGGGTACGTCGAAGCCGATAGGCCGTCTATCCATTTTCAAACAGCGCGAATTACTGTTAACTGCGAGGTTAGGACATCATGAGTGATATGGAGACTGTTGTATGGAAGGTCGAGAACAGGATGATTCCTGGTTATGGCCTTGGCCAGAAGGGTGAGGAGATCTCTCTTCCTCGTCGTATGGTCGAGGATTTTGTGAAGCAAGGTTTGGTGGAGCGTAAGAAAAAGCACACCAAGCATTCTGTGAGTGATGGAGGTGAGTCATGAGCTACGGTGTATTGAGTAAACTGGGAATTATACTTCAAAATTCATATGGTACGGTAGGGGACACCAGTTCAATGCACTGGATGCCGTTCCTGAGCGAGAACGTCAACCTGCAGATTCCTCCGCAGTATTCGGAGAACATGCGTGGTATCTTTGATGAGGGTGATACCTACGAAGGCCCTCGTATGATTGAGGGTGACGTGGAGGCTGAGGCTCAGATCATACCTCTCGGAGCGATGCTGAAAGCAATGATGACTGAGTCGGTTGTCACATCGGACTCACTCTACACGCGAACCTTCAAACCGCGGGTTGATTCTGACTGGGGCGAGAAGTCGGCCAACCAGCCTGTGACCCTGTACAAGCACCTGGATACGGGTTCAGCGTTTCTCGAGTACGACCTGAACCTGGCGACTCTTGAGATCGGTATCGCTCAGAGTGAGTTGCTTCGGTTCACCGGGAGCTTCGTGGGTGGTAACTTCAGTCAGACCGCCGCTGTTGCCGCGTCACTTCCGACCGACGACGTAATCCCCTGGAACGTTACGTCCATGTCGATCGGTGCATCGGCTATAGACAACGCTATGGACATGACGCTCACCATCGACGACGGGGCTATCGAGGCGCAGCACACCCTGAACAACAGTAAATACCCGTCTCGTGTCAAGCGCACCGGGTTCCGCACCATTGCCGTGGACATCACCCTGAAGTTCGATAACCAGGATCAATACCAGAAGTTCCTCAGTCAAACTGAGCAAAACATGAAGGTGCATTTTGCAGGGACGACCGAGGTGCAGTCTGGGTATAACGAATCACTGACCATCGAGCTCCCTGCCATGCGGTACGAAGAAGTCGGACCTGCAGCGGAGGGTCCTGGTCAGATCGAAACCACATTTACTGCTCGTGGTAAGTATCATGTGGGCAGTGGCACCGGCCTGGAGATTACTCACGTAAGCGGT